CTTTCCAAACACATCAATCGTCACTGTTTTTTCATATCCGTCCGAAGACTCTGACCAGTCCGCATCGAACCAGTCAGTTTTCGTTGTACGAAAAGGAGCTTTCAAAAGATTCAGCTTTTCGCCGTTCATATTTTCATAATACACAATCATACCTGTGGCACTGCTCCTTTCGGTAATGGTCTGTCTATCCGTTTCGTATCCAGGAACACCGGCTTGTTGCCATTTTCTTTTGCAATCTTCCTCTGGATACGTTCAAATCTGTCGTAATCAAATCCCTGATCCTTAAAGATCGGATTATTCTTTATTCCGCCAACCGTTCTATCTGGATTAACGGATGTCGTAAGCTGTACACTTCTCTGCAGGCTCTGGACTGCTTTTTGTACTCCGGCATTCATGGATCCGACCGGAATATTCTTCTCAAATCCGATTCCCATACCAAGAGCCATCATCTTACCAACCTGGTCCCGGAATACTCTCGATGGCGAATGAATACCAAGTTTTGACTTGATTGCATCTAATGCGCTACTTGCCGCAGATGTTGCCGCGCTGATCAGGCTTCCTACCGCACTGGATATACCACTTGCAATGCCGGAAATGATATTCATACCAACACTGCCCCAGTTTACGCTGGTAAATGCATTCTTGATCTGGCTGATCATGGATGGAATCTTACCAAGTAATGCCGGAATGCCCTGAACCAGTCCGACTGCGAGCTGTGTGATGATCTTCACACCAGTCTGTATAATCTTCGGCAGGTTCGTAATAATCGTAGATGCCAGCTTTCCGATGATAACCGGTGCTTTCGCTGCCACCTGTGGAATCGCATTTGCAATTCCCTGTGCCAAGCCTTCCATTAACTGTAATCCGGAAGTTATTAACTGCGGAAGATTACTGATCAGCGACTCAACCAGAGTCAGGATCATCTGTACCGCTGCCGGAATTAACTGCGGAAGTTGTGCGCCCAGGCTGCTTACCAGAGTTGCTATGATGCCTGCGCCTACGGAAATGAGCGATGGTAGATTTGCCGTAATCGCATTCATCAATCCCAAGATCAGGGTTGCACCTGATGAAATCAGTCCCGGAAGTGCTGCTGTGATTCCTGCTCCAAAGTTAGATATGATCTCCGGTCCTTTGGTCTGCGCCAGAAGCAAGATCTGGTCAATCTGTGTACCAAACTGACTGTAAACCAGTCCAAGACCGGCTACCACAACGGCTGCAACTGCACCGAAATTCATCAACCCTACAAATGACGGAATAAAGCCGGCTACTGTTCCAAGAACTCCCTGCAAAGCAGAACCAATCTGTCCGCCCCATGCTCCCAGATAACCGGCAGTATCTCCAAGTAGTGAAAACGCGCTTGTAATTCTGGGGATTTTTGATGCGATTGCAGAACCGATTTTGCCGACTGCCCCACCGATTTTTCCCGGAACACTGGAAACAACCTTGCCGATTTTTCCGACAGTAGCTGACAATTTCGGAGTCAGTACCTGAAATGGTCCCGTAACTGCACTGCCGAGTCCTTTCAGGCTACCCGTAAAATCTTTCCGGAAATTTGCAGCCGATTTTGTTGCACTTTTGAATCCCTTCGGAAGCTTTCCAAGTTCAGATAAAACACCAGTTGTAAGTCCACTGAATCCGGATACGGCTGACTGTACATTACCGATCTGTGATCCGAATAATGAGATCGCCGGTCCAGCTCCTGCAAGCACTGCTGCAGTCTTGCCAAGATTCATGAGCTCATCCGTACTCATGTTCTGCAGCTTATCGGCTAACTTACCAACACTATCCGTGAATCCCTTTAGTTGCGGAACCGCTTCACCGATTTTTCCGGATAAGGATTCCACCACATCCATTCCGGTCTTTCCCAGACGCGGGATCATTTGACCAAGATTATTTAAGATATTCTTTGCCGCTGTCCAGAATGTATCAACCAGATCGTTCGCACTGATTACACCGGCTTCAAAATTTTCCCAGGCGGCTTTAGCAGAATTAACAGAACCTTCAATCGTTGTAGAGGCTTCTTTTGCGGAAGTTCCTGTGATTCCGAGATTTTGCTGGACTTTGTGAATTGCCTGAATCATCTGGTCAAACGTTACATTATCCAGATCTTCTATCTTTTCGTTTAAGATACCGGAATCATTGATCAATCGGATCATTTCCGACTGTGTACCGCCGTAACCTAATTTAAGGTTATCCAGCATCGTATAATTCTGCTTTGCAAAGCCCTGATAGGCATTCTGGATATCCTGCATATTCGTACCCATCTTATTGGCATTATCTGCCATGTCGATAATCGCCATATCTGCAATTTCTGCAGCCTTTGCAGTATCTCCGCCTAAGCCCTGTAGTAATGATGCTGAAAAGCTTGTAACCGTTGACATGTAATCATTAGCAGAAAGCTGTGCTGTTTTGAACGCATTGTTTGCGTTCCTGATCACTGTCTTGGCACTATCTTTAAATAATGTCTCTACACCACCGATCTGCTGCTCCATATTGGCGACTACACCAAGAGAAGACTTTACAATCGCCACCGCTCCAGCTCCTACAGCTGCAACAGCTCCGGTCATTGCCTTGCTGACTACAGATAAGCCACTTTTTCCAAGACTTCCAAGCTTATTTATGCCTTCATTGAACCCACTCTCATTGATTTTGGTATCAAAATTCAAATATCCATCTGCCATACTATCATCCTTTCTGATAGCACGGCTCAGGGGCTCACAAGTGCTTAATTCTTAATTTTTATCTCCACCTCCCGTCGGCATTTGCGGCATTTTACATACAGTCCGCTGCACACTGCAGTATCTGCGTAAACAAGCAGATGCTGACCGCAGTACGGACACGGATACCACTCACGCCGTGTCGGTATTTTAATTTCCATCATGAGAACATATCTCCAATCTCATAATCATCCAGTTTCCTCTGTTTCTTTTTCAAGGCAACAGCTCTCTGAATCTTCTTGATCCGTTTACGTTCGTCCTTGTCCCGGATTGTTCCAGGATCAATCGAACGATACATAATCCGTTGTTTAATCTCTGTACCATCCGGCAACCAGTCAAACAAGCTCCGGAACTCCCACCAGTGCATATAATCGATCTGCTGCAGGTCGATTCCATATGCCTCCCGGAACGCTGCATAAATGCAGCCGGCATCTTCCGAAAAAGAAAATACCGGCTTCCCGCTTTTCTGCTGCTCTTCCTCTTTATCTTCCAGATCATCCTGGTACATCCTTTTGCACATCAGGAAATCTCCAAGTGCATAAATTGCAGCTTCAATATCATCCGGAATCTGATCCAGATACCACTGCAACAGAAGTCCGCACTTCATCCGCCACGGAACCGAGTCGTCTTCAACCAGCTCCGTAAAACGGATCCATTCACGGAAATCTGTCACGATCGGGTAGTACTCCCCGTTCACCTTGACTTCTTCCGGAAACTGCTCATATAAAATATTCATGCTCTGCTACCTTCCGGTATTGGAATATTTTCCTTTACCATACTGTTTCCGGTAGTTTCTTCTCTGCTGACGGTTTCCATTTGGCTGTGACTGCGGATGCGGGAACTGCTGCGTTGTATTTTGATTTGGTACATACTTATCATATTTATCGTCCAGTTTCTTTGCTTCTGCTGTTTCAAAGTCTAACAATGATTCAGCCGCTTCGTTACACAGCTTGATGCTGTTCTTTCCGCAAAGGATCCGCTCCCCTGCTCCCTCGCCAAACAAGGTATCGAAGAATACATAAAAACACGCGCACTGCGCGCGGATGATATCACTCTGCTTTGGTGTCAATGGATTCATGTAGCGCAGACACTCGGAATCCACAAATGCCTGCGCCCTTGAAAATCCCTCCGCTTTTTTCTGTGCGAATCCCGGAGCCCATTCCAGCCGTGCCGTGGTAGAACCATTCTTACCAGTCACTGTAAATACGCTGCCTCTCGGAGTTGTGATCCGGAATTCTTTCTTTCCTGCCATCTTACTCGCCTCCGATCCGCCAGTGCGGAGTCGTACCAAACCGGTTGTCCGACCAGCTTGTCACCTTGCAGTGCTTCTGGAACACGGCTTTCAGATCTGCAGGTCTTTCAATCGCAATCTGACACTCTCCCAGAACAATCTGATCATCATTCTGTATGGTCCAGTATCCATAACCGCCACAGCAGGCGAACTGATCCGGCGGAAGATACTGCCCTGCTTCCGGAATATCCGCAGGAATCCGGATTTTGTAAACCTCCGCACTTTTCAGTCCGTTATCCGTAACTGCAGTCTTATGGTCCACATGGACATGGACACCATGCAAAACGGTTCGGATCCAGGTATCGTAATGTGTGGAATCACCGCTTATTCTGTTATAAACTGTCACATCTGCATTTGTGATCACACCGCACCCCTACCTTTCTTGACAGCCATCCAGTAGGGAGAAGATAAGGATATACCGCATCATACGCCTTTTTCTTCACCATCTCTTCCGCTGTCTTTCCATCCGTCTGCTCTGTGACATAGGTCACACTGTAGCCATCGTTATTTTCGGACTTCACCAACGGGGTTCCTGACTGTTGCTGCGCATTGTATTTGTAATAAACCTCTGCTGCAGCACAAACAGCATCCTTTACCACGTCATTTTCCACGGCAAAGATATCACCTTTCACATAGGTCAGATGCCGGATATAGGCTTCCGCCTGCTTTTCAGCTTTTCGGAAGTCCTGTTCCGGAATGGTTTTTCCTCCATATTCATCTGCATAGTATCCATACGTGATCTGCATGGATTATCACCTTCCCTTACTCGCCAGCTTTCAGAATTGCAAACGGACATCTCTTGCTCTTGTCCGTCTTCAGCGAATTGATTGGATTCGGGATCTCCCATCCGAGACGCATCACTGCACGAAGCGCAACCATATCGTTCTGCATCAGGTTGTATGCGATTGTGCCATCTGTATTCTGGACAACACCTTCCGTAAACAGCTTGAATGTAATATCCTGTCTGATGGAATATACCAGCTGTGAGAAATCTCCGGAAATCATAAGCGCCTTTGACTTATCAAACGCTCCATTGTTCGGGAAGTTCATTGGTGATCCGTCAAGCGCATACTGTGTGGTTCCCTGCAGATCCTGTTTAAACAGCGGATCTCCATTTGCATTTTTCAGACCTCTGAGTTTCGCCCTCATGGAAATGTCCGCCATGTGACCGTTTACAAAGTATCCGCAGTCTTCAATATGTGCGATCACTCCGTCCTCTGCCATGATCTTGTCATACAGACTGTCTGCGGCTCCTAATGTTACGACTGCTCCCGCTTTTGTCGCGGTTGTAACCACATCTTCTCTCCATGTGTTCGGTTTATTTTCACCGAACAATACTGCGCTGTCGATGACCTTTCCAAATGCTTCTGTAACTCTCGGTTTTACTTCTCCCCAGATGTCATACTCAGAATCATCCAGAACTGCTTCCGGAATTGGAACAATAACCGCAATCTCTTCGGCAGTGATGAACTTCTTGTCCCATGCCTGCTTTGTAGTTTTCTTCTGTCCGGTATCACCGTTTACGAAATATGCAATCGGCAGCATATCCAGTACCGGCATTTTGTACTGTCTGCTTGTCATGTTCGCCAGCCTGCTACCTCTTGACAGGACTGCTGACTGTGCGATCGTTCCCTGGATGATCTCATTGGATTCCTGAATTGGAATCAGAGACTCTGCTCCGGTACGGTCAATGATGTTTGCATCTGTGTCAAACAATCTTAAATTCATTCTTCTATTCTGCATTTACTCTACCTCCATTATCTTCTCGCGGCAGCTCTGATCCGGTCATTGATGGAAACGTTCATGTTTCCGCCAGAACCATTTGAAGCGTTACCTGTTGAAGAATCTGCAATCCGGTAAGAACCTCCACCGGCAAATCTCGGATTCTCCTTTAAAAACTTCTCTGCTGCCTTTTCAAATGTCGTTTTATCATCTACCATTTTGGAAACCTTGTAAGTCACATAGTCCAGATCATCCGCCTTGACACCTTTTCCGGATAAAAACTTCTCGTTCTTCATCTGCTGGACTTCATTTCTGGAATTTTCCAGATCCTGCTGCAGCTGTGTCACATTCGGCTGATTCTTTTTCTGCTGTTCCTTATAATCGGCAATTGCCTGATTCACCTGCTGTTCTGTCATTCCCTGCTGCTGAAAATAGGAACGAAGCGCCGCTTTTTCAGCTCTGTCTGCTCTCGCATTGGCAATCTCTTCTGCCTGCGCAAAGCTGTATGAACCCTGGTTTCCTGATCCACCGGCATTTCCCTGGCTGCCGTTACCTGCTCCAGCGTTTCCACCCTGTCCACCAGAGCCAGCTCCGCCGCCGTCTTCAAAGAGCTGTAAAAACATTCTTTTTCTCATGCTTACCTCCAAATATGAGTGTTTTCCAGAGCTTTTTCTGTCTTCATGTTTTGGACATAATAAAAAGCACCCTCACTGGATGCTCATTTACTCAAATTGTATGCAATTGTATTCCTGGTCAATTACTGCAATCCCCAGGAACCATGAATCAATCAGAAGCTTCCCACCATCTGACAGATCTTCCCATTCGATCACAGTCATTCCGCTGGCTGTTTCTCCCCGGATTCTGTCACCTGTCAGATCTTTCAGGGAATTGATCAGATTACATGTTAGCGCTGATACTGCCGCACATACCCGGTCAATCCCATCCGGACTCTTCTGGCAGGCATGACCGTTCATACGGATGCTGCGATCTGTTATTTTGATTGTTATCATAAATTCTTTACTCCTTTGACTCTATGATGGTTACTGTTCCTTCAAAGACTCCAAAATTTGACTGCTGTTGGAATGTATGGGTTTCAGCAATATCCTCATTAGTCATTGGTCTTGTAAGGTACCATAAAGAATTATCTTTCCAGGTAATTTCTTCCAGTTTCTGATTTGGCTCAAGCTTTATCGTTGTCTTCCCACCATAACTTTTCGTGGCGGTCTGGCATCCAGTTAAACCTGCTATCAATATGCTGATAGCCGTTAATACTGCTACTGCTTTCTTTTTCATTACCGGCCTCCTAAAAATAAGTACAAAAATACCACCGGTCATTTCGACTGGTGGCAACTATTCAAACTCTTTAAATTTAATTCCGTTTTTGCATTCCTCTTCATAACCAGAAAAAATTACATCCTCCGGTATTCCATCTGGAAATGCTTTACAAGTCATCTCTTCACTATTTTCATTGAAATTACTGCACAGCATACACTTTGGCAATGTCATTCTAAACCCTCCGCCAATGAAGGATATATTTTCTGATAAGTTTTCTTGCTTCATCTGGAATCCACTCTCCGTTTCTATATCTAACAAACGCCTCCGCTAAGCACTCTCGACCGTCTTTGCTTCTATCTGCATATCCTGAAATTCCTGCTATGAACTGCCTTCTTATTTTTTCATTTAACTCTATATATTCCACTTCTGATACGCAGTTCTGAAATGGCATTATATGCGCCATTTCATGCGCAATGTAATCTTCAAAATTCTTTCCCGCCATTACACCATCATTGTACCATCTCGGCATAATAGTTTCAACTTTTCTATAATCTTGTTTGTAATTCAAAACAAGTCCATGTCTCAGCATTCCATTTTCATCCAAGTAAGCACCTGTTGCAAAAATATCATTTTTCTTTAGTTTTCCGCCTTTAATAGAATCTAAGTAAATCACGTATTCCGAATCCAACTTCTTTATCGCCGCATTGATTTTCGCTTCAATTTCTTTGCTCAAACCTGCTTTCTTAGCAACTGTGTCTGGAATAGAAATTCTCATTTTCAGATCATACTGACTCGGTGCAATTCTTCCTCGTCCATCAATATAAATCCGCTCTCTTTCCTCTTTCAGCCTCATTTTCCGAGAAAACGCCGCATATTCATTAAGCTGTCCCTGATATTTGGCTTTTTGGAGCATAACTTCCTGCCGATCAGCACCGCCATCCTGAAGCATCTGTACCTTTTCTCGCTGTGCCCGCATTGCTGTCTCCATCTGGCGCTGTCTCTGCTTTGCCTCATACAGGGTGTACTCTTTGCCCTGGAACTCTTTTGGTTTGCTTTCCTTCCGGTTCTGTTCTTCAAGCCAGTCATCCGACCAGTTGCGTTCCGATATTCCCGGAAAGAACGGATAGTATGTGTGGTAGCAGTTAGCTCCCAGAAGTCCGGTCACGGTACCAAGTCCACAGACCGAATACAGCTGCTCCTTTGTCCAGACACGTCCTTGCCATACCGAATGCGCAGGTCGTGCTCCGGCATGCCATTCAACCTCGAAATACTCTGTTCCAAGCTTCTTGGCATTGTAGTCTGCTATTTCTCCGGTAAGATTCGCCACACCAGTCATCACAGCTCTTCTGGCAGCCACTTCTACCCGGCTTGCATATCCGGATCCATACTCAATCTTCCGAAGTCCACTGTTTGTCAGCTGTGTGACCACTCGGCGTAATACGCTACCATAGTCAAATGCTCCAGTCACAACGTCAAAGCAGGCATTGTCCAGATAATTTGTATAAACCTGCGATAGTGGCGTCAGAATCTTTCTTCCATTGTAATCCAGATAAAATCCAAGTGACTTCGTTACATTCTCCAGATCTTCCAGACTCTGTTGAATGACCGCATCCGTGATCTGCTGCAGCTGCCTGTTCTCCTCATATGGGATAAACTCTGCATTGATCTGTTCGTAAATGTCCTTGTTCCGAACATATTCCCAGTCAATTACCTTATCGTACAGTTCAAACATCTCCGGATAAGATGCATCCAGTGTTTTCTTGATCTCTCTTTCGATATCCTCGGAAGAATATCCCAGAATCCGAAGTCTATTGATCTGCCAGTCTGCTGTACTGGTGATCTCGCCGGTCTTTTTGATCCGCCGGGCAATGTCCTGCAGGATCCGTTCTTCCAGGCTTATGTACCGCGCTGCAATCTTATCGGCAACCTGATCTTTGTATTCTTTTCGCATCCTACTCCATCACCTGATTCTGCTCTGGCAGATTCTTTTTCGCCTGTTCCACTGTTTCACCGTACCATTTTGCACGGTATTCTTCATGGCGCATCACTCCCATGCTGACGTCCTGCCGGTCCTGCTGACGCTCTGCGCCCTTATCCTCAATGATAGAATCATCAAAGTCAATCACAATATCTGTGTTCTGGTCCAGCGTATTTCCTGTCACAATACCGAGCCGGATAATGATTCTGACCAGCCGCTTTATGACATCTTCCAAGATTATCTCATGCTTCTTTAGCATACGGTACATATCTGAGTTCTCTGAAATGATCTCGGTTGCTGTCTTCGCTCCTGCTCCGTCAAACCGGTATCTTTCCGTACCGAATCCGCATTTCAGAGACAGATAATTCAGATCATCATTGATTGCCTTGCTGTGCTGTTCTACCCGGAGGCTCATGTCTACTTCCTTGATCAGACCGGTCTGGCTCTTATCGTAATCTTCCGGAAGCGAATAGAACACACCATCATCCGGATCAAAGGTTGGGGATCCGTCCTCATTCGTCAGCATTTCCGGAGCAACAAAGATTCTTTTTCTTCCCAGATCGAACTCATTGCAGTAGGAATCAAACTCCGTGTCCAGTTTTTTTAAGGTATCTATGGCGTTTGCAAAAATCGCAATTCCCATTGGATTACATTCGCCCGCATTGTTTGTGATATTCAGCCTGTCGATAACAAACTGCGGTTCTGTGGATCCTGTCTCTGTTCTGGATGCCAGATTTGCAAATGGTTTCAGCTGTTTCCATTCCTGTTCTGTCAGCTCACGACCTTCCACACTGCCTTTTGCGCATTCCAGGACGCTGTTTTCAATCACATACATTCCTTTTGATTCAATCCTGTGAAACTGAATCTGCACGTATTTCTTCTGACGAACTGTATGCACGAACGTAAAAATGCACTCCGTAACCTCCCCGTTATTCCAGCTGACCGGATAAATGTTCTTGGCATCCACATAGTTGATTCCAATCTCACCTGCAGATATCGTTCCATCTTCCCGCACAATCGCATTGTACAGATAAGGGATGTATGCCACGGTCCCGGAATACGCTTT